GTGTTGCACTATCTACAGGAACTCAAGCCTAATTCAGGCTCTTCAATGAATGACCGTCTAGTGCGTGTCGAAGCGATGCTAGAGGTTCTACTCAAGGGAAAATAATGCTATGGCGCGTAAGAAGGCAATCGAGCTAGACACTTACAACGAGTTAGATGCATGGGCTATATCTCTGCAAGAGATGTATAAAGCCTTGCGTAGAGCAGGTATGTCGGTAGATATTGCCCTTGCGATCATAGTTGAGCCTTCGGCTTATCCTGACTGGATACTGCCACCGCTCCCAAACAAAATCGACCCGCTGCCATACGAGGACGACGACGAGGATTAAATGAAGAAGATCGTAATCCTGAGTGACCTACAAGTACCCTTCGAGGACGTACACGTTACTCAGAACATTGCACGATTCTTAAAAACGTTTAAGCCAGACCAGACAGTTACCATCGGTGACGAGATTGACTTTCAGACTATTAGCAAATGGTCTGCCGGTACTCCAGAAGAGTATTCACAGAGCCTAGGAGACGACCGAGACAGGTGCGTTGACCTTCTCTGGGAGTTAGGCGTTACAGACTGCATACGATCCAATCACACCGACCGCCTGTATAACGTAATCATGCGCAAGATACCCTCTTTCCTATCCTTGCCTGAGCTGCGCTTTGAGAAGTTCATGAAGTTCGACGAGTTAGGTATTACCTTCCATAAGACTCCCATGAACCTTGCACCTAACTGGGTAGCAGTCCACGGCGACCATACCCCTATCAAGCCACAGGGGGGTCTCTCAGCCCTTGAGGCAGCCCGTAGACACGGCAAGAACATCATCTCAGGACATACTCACAGGGCAGGCCGTTCGTCCTTCACAGAGGCCTCAGGAGGCCGTTTAGGGCGTGTTCTGCATGGGGTCGAGGTTGGCAACCTTATGGACTTTAAGCAAGCCTCATACACCAAGGGAACGGCTAACTGGCAGCAAGCCTTTGCAATCATGTGGGTCAAAGGTAAGAACGTCCAAGTTGACCTAATCTATATCGAGAAGGACGGCACATTCACGGTTCAGGGCAAAGTCTATGGCAGACCAAGGAGTCGCTAACCCTTACTTTGAGGACGAAGATGTGTCCACAATCGTTATCAAACCGTTACCAAAATATACTCGACACCGCCCGCCCCTAAGATAAAGTTCTCTCTGTAGCCGAGATACGGTTACGGAAAGGGCAAAATGACTATTCTACAGATTATTCTAGTAGCTACTCATATCCTCATGATTTCTGTGGGGTACACAATGGGCAAGCAGGACGGCATCCAAATCGGTCGCGCCGATATGTACAAGGTGAATCGATGAACGCTGGTGACTTCCTTACTGAGGCGAAAGCAATCATCCAAGATCGCGGAATGGACTACGGTCACCCGTCAGACAATATGCAGCGAACCGCACGACTTTGGTCTGCATACCTCGAAATGCCTATTACAGACTACCAAGTTGCGAATTGTATGGCATTGGTCAAGCTCGCAAGGAGTATGGAAACGGGAAAGGTCGATAATTACATCGACGGAGCAGCCTATATGGCAATAGCAGGGCAACTACACACAGAGGAGAATGAGTTATATGTTTAAGTTCAAGCGCAAGTGCCATGAATACGGGGATGCGATTAGAGTCATAAATGGAGTTGTTTATTTATGCTTCTGCATCTCGCCAAAAGAATTAGATTTATTCACATGGAAGGAAGAAAAGAATGTTTAAGTTTGATGAATTAGAAGCATTGAAAGAAGCTGCAATGGCTCGCGATGCTTTCCTTGAAGTGATCGTGTATCAGAACGAGCAGATTCTTAGAGAGTTGAAGTCCTCGGGCTGGAAGTTGAAAGTGCTGAGTGAGAAGTAAATGGGGTTCTTTAACCTAGAAGATTACGAGACCGTCGAAGAACGGCTTATCAAATACTGGAAGGATAACCCTAATGGTCGCATATTTACTAAAGTCCTTGAGTTCTCCGCTTCTCGCTTTATCGTTGAAGCTGCTGTGTATCGCTCAATGGAAGATTTACATCCATGGGCGACAGGTCTTGCAGAGGAGACTGTGCAAGGGCGTGGGGTTAACGCGACTTCCGCTCTCGAGAACTGCGAGACATCTGCTATCGGTCGAGCGTTGGCTAATGCGGGTTACGCCACCAAGGGTAAGCGAGCAAGCCGTGAGGAGATGGGAAAAGTCGCAGCAAAAGCGGCTACCGATAACGTAATTGCAGAAGCCAAGGCAAAGATGGCTCAGACTGCCAAGGAGTATGTGCCTATCGCCAAGGAAGATGATCCATGGACTATTAGAGAAGCAGCCCCTGCGGCAACAGTCGATGAAGCGGTCGCAATCGTAAAGGACATTATCGGTGGTCAGACTCAGCGCGATATCCCTGTCTGCAAGTGCGGCAAGGAGATGGCTTGGAAGACTGGCGTAGGCAAGAACAACAAGGCGTGGGGTCACTTCAAGTGTTCTATTTGGTCTAAGGCTACTGGCGCTGGTTGCGATACAGTCAACTGGTATGAGATTGCCGCTGACGGTACTTGGAAACCACAAGAGAGGAAATGGTGATGTTATGCCTATTGATCTTGATTTAATAGTGAGCCATATTCAATATGCAGTAGCTTATACAATTCCCACGGGACTGTCTGATTCTGAAATTACTGTATGGCAAAAAGCAGTCATATCAGCGAAAGAAGACATTGTAAAAGCGTTAAGAGAGGAATGGGAATAATGACTTATCAGCAAGAAGTCAGAGACACAATCCTCAAAGCAGTCAATCATGAGATTCCAATATGGGAAGCAGCTTTAATGATTGAGAAAATTATATTAAAACACTTGGACGGAGAATAATATGGGCGCATTAGAGTTTATGAACCAAGATGGCGAGTGGGAGAAGTTCCCAAGCGATGAGGACATGAAGATGCTAGAGAGCATGAAGTCTGCCAATCCTGACCAGCCTATGAGTCCTGAGATTGTGACCTTATGCCATCTATGTAATGAGCCTTTCCCTATTGAAAGCATTGTTATCACAGGTGGATCACTAAAGACCGGCTTTACTTGGTCATGCCCTAAGTGCCACGCAGTATCAGGAATTGGGAAGGCATAATAAAAATGCCATCTCAACACCGCAAACACCGAGGGTTCAGGACTGAACGGGTAGTAGCTGAGTATCTCAGTCAATACTGGTCAGGGGCTACGGTAGGGCGCGGGAACGGTAAGGACATAGTGAATGTGCCTATGGACATCGAAGTGAAAGCGCGGGCTGACTTCAAGCCGTTAGAGTGGTTGCGCCAAAGTCGTAAGCGGACTGAGAAGAACCAAGAGTTAAACTTGGTGGTCTGCCGTATGAACGGCCAAGGGGAAGATGTTGGAGGATATCTTGCCTTTATGCAGTTCAGCGACTTGGTGCAATTACTTATCAAGGCTGGTTACGCTGATTTCCAGACCGATACTGATAAACTTGAGCCTGTCTACTGCAAGTGCGGTAACACCATAATGAAAGGCTCACCATGCCACGTATGCGAGAAGCTCGATAATGCCAAGCTATGAATTCCAATGCCGGAATGACGATTGTGAGTCTACGGCGATACTAGATCATAAGTTAGCCATCAATGAGCCACATGATGTGGACTGCCCATTCTGCGGCGAACCAATGAACAAAATCTATTCCAGCGTACCCGCTGCCATCTTCAAGGGAACAGGGTTTTACTCAACCGATTCGAGGTAAGCATGACGGCTTATATGCCACCTAGTCAGACAGATGACTGGGCAACACCGCAAGCGCTATTCGATAGACTTAATGAATATCATCACTTTGATTTAGATGCAGCTGCTAGTTCAACCAATCACAAGGTAGATAACTGGCTTGGCTTAGACCATCCAAACCCTAGCCGCAGAGATGGGCTTACTGCTGATTGGGATGGACAGAGCGTATGGCTTAACCCACCTTACGGGCGCATACTTAACCAATGGGTAGCCAAGGCTGCAGATCATAGTTACCGTAACAAAGCTGAGGTTGTCCTATTGCTACCAGCCCGCACCGACACTAGATGGTTCCATGACTATTGCATCCATCATGCAGTTGAGTTTATCAGAGGGCGAGTTAAGTTCGGTGATGGCAAAGCACCTGCTCCATTCCCATCTATGATCGTGAGGATGAAGTGAGAGCGACACGCCTTCTGACCAGCACTTTTACTGAGATGCTTGATTGATATGCTAAACTTAAACCGTTCTTTCGGAGTTGTTCGGCTAATTTGCCTAAAGCAAATAGCGCGGGCCGCTTGCGGTATAGCCCGCGCGGTAGCCTTGCTTAGTTTCACAGGTTTGGCCATACTTATACCTTCTGAGGCTAAAAGTGTTAACTCACACTCATTTACATCTAAAGACTATATAAGATCATTATTTAATTATGAACAATCTAGATGTTTAATTAAGTTATATGGAAAAGAATCAGCATTTAATACAAAGGCTATAGGTAAC